GACCGGCGGCGTCGTCGATAGCACTCGCACCAATAAACTGATCTTCGCCAGCCGATGGAAATTCACCGTAGACTTCAACCCGAGCCTGCGGCGAATCTTCGCCATACTCCGCAATGATCTGCTCATATATCTGCTTGTCCGTATCTTCGACTGTGCGTGAGTCGATGTTCTCCGTCTGCCAAAAGTTGCGCTTGGCGTGGAAACATTCGTAGAAGTAGCCCTGATTACGCCGGGGGTTCGAAAACGCAAACCAATACCGGTCTAGGATCGGTTCGGTAAAGAAGCCCGCACCGACCGACCAGATGGCGTCCGGAATACCAGACGCCTCATCAAAGATCAGCATCATGCCGTCGTGGTTGTGCACACCGGCGTAGCTGTCTGGATTCTCTTCCGACCAGAGCTTGCCCTCAGCCGCCCAGTAGCGCGTACCTTTCTTCAAGTCACGCTCGACCAGCTCAGTTAGCCACTTGGCAGGCGTCAGCTTAGTTGCGCTGATCTCCCACCAGTGGTTGTTGATCACCATCGCTTGCCACTTAGTCAACTCACCCCAGGTCACTGAGCGGAGCTGCGCCTCACTGTTAGCGGACACGATTACGGACGAACCAATGCGGGTCGTCAGCATCCACAGCACCAACCAGCTGACTAGCGCCGACTTACCGATACCCCGACCAGACGCGACCGCAGTTCGCAACGCGTCCATGTCGACTTGACCTTTGTTGGTCTTGATGTGCGTGGCGATGCGTCGCAGTATCTTGCGCTGCCAGGTGCGCGGGCCTTTGAACTTGGCCAACGGCGTATTTTGTTGCCCCCACGGGAACGCGAACAGCACGAACGCCTCGGGGTCGTCGGCTATCTGTGGCGCCCATAGGCGCGCCATCAGTAGCTGTTCGCCCTCGGCGTCATAGATCGGCTGTTGTGCCATGCGTCAGTTTGGTGGGTAACGTGTGCGGTTGCTGTTCGGTAATCAGACCGTCGATTACGCGTTCTTGCGCTTGTTGCAGCGCCTGCGTGATGCTGATCCGGTTCGTGATGTCGACACTAATCTCTTGACGTGCTGTCCAGCCGTGGCTGTGCTGCAGGATAGCCAGCGCCGCCTTGCTGTCGCCAGCACGGGCTGCCTCACGCAAGTGCATGGACGCCTCCATCTCGGAGTCAGCGCGACCCTTCTGTTCGGCCATTGCAGCCACCGGATCCAACTCGCACAGCTGTCTGTATTCAGTAGGCAGCAATCCAGCCGCTAACGCCAGCGAGTCGCCCTTCAGACCTAAAGCAGCGGCGTCATAGATCGCCTGGAGACGCGCCTCTGTCGCCTCCACTTTGCGTGGGGTGAACGGGATGGATTTGAACATGGCTTGATGGTAACGGATTTTTTTAAAAAAATAAAAAATTTCGCGTAACACCTCCGTGGTCGTGACCGGCCAGGCGCGGGCCCCCACCCCCCACCCAAAAGTTAGTGAGCACTTACTTCACGCAGCCAGGTTAGTGAGCACTAACTTACAGTTGTCAGCCTGACAAGTTAGTGAGTACTTACTAACATCTGTGGGCGGTTTAGGCTGCCAACGCTAGGTGCGCAGATACTTGTAGCGTTATTATTTCTAACGTTATAAAATGTAACGCCTACTAACTTTGAAAGGAAACATTATGGCAACCAAGCAAACCATTCTAGAGGGCCGGTATCAGCACAAGGTAGACCTAGTGGATGACGTTAACGCGCTTGATTCGTTGACCGGTTCGCAGGTCTATTCAATCCTGCTTTGCGTAACCGATCTGTTACCTGCGCAAATCAAATTGGAGCAACGCAGTCCGAAGGGGCCGATAGACCTATCTGTGGATAACTTTCGCTTTAAGATCAATCAGCGGGCAAAAGTTAGCCAACGATATGAAATACGCCCGATTTGATTTGTAGGCAATGTTGGCGCTTTTTTTGCCAACTCAAGTTAGCCGACCCCTACAAACGCTACATTTTCTAACGCGGCTATTGTAGGGGCGTTACAAATAATAACGTTTTACCGATAATTTAACTTCTAACAGTCTAATAACAACATAGCCAACAAAAAGCCAAAAGCCTGACCCAGCCTCGCATCCCACGTTGGCAAACCACGCGCCCACAATAGCCAACAATCCGCCCAAACCGCCCACAAAACCGCAACGCAAACTAATGTAAAATAATCCTTTACACTTTTTATTTTTTCGCGTATAAAGATATCTGCAGCACAATGATTTACAGAGTAACTGACTATTTTTTAAGCAAGGGAGCAAAAAATGATTACTTTCGCTGAATATATGGCCTTCTTTGATCGTTGGATCAACTATCAATTCTCACGTGCCGAAGATGCGGCGCACGTCAACGAAATTCTGCAGGCAGTGGGCCGGATTGTTTCCGATCCTGATGAGTTAGCGTATTGGGCCGAGCGCGACAATTGGTCTATGTATCACTGCGCAAAAGAGGTTAGCCATGTTCAATAAAATTCTCGAAATCGTCGCGGCGCTGTTCATCGGCGCTTGGATGTACATCATGCTCGTTTTCATAATGTCAATGTGAGGAGCGCATCATGAGAGAAACTGAACTATTCGGGCACGAACAATTCGTATGCTATTGGCGCTGCGGTATTGACGATCACGTCACGGAAATTCACAGCGCCGATTTTTTCACTCAGGAAAACGGTTATTCGGCCGACGACATCGAAGCCCTTGCCAATATATTGATCGGCGAATCGGCGGATATCAGCGGCCCGACTCAGTCGCATTACGTCCTGCGCATTGTGTAATCAAACCCGCCGCCGGACGGCTTCCGGCTTTACTTTTGGGAGATTGTAAAAATGAAAACTACACACACTATCGACAATACCGAAGACCTCATTGATAGCCGCGACGTCATCGCGCGCATTGAAGAATTGCTTGACGAGATGCCGGATGATGACGCAGACGCGCGGCGGTGGGATGGGTGGGCGGAACTGCAGACGTTAGAAAAACTCGCCAAAGAGGCCGAATGCGCGCCTGACTGGTCTTATGGCGAGACGCTGATTCGCCGCTCTTACTTTGTCGACTATACCGAGCAATTGATCAATGACTGCTATGAACTACCTAAAGAAATGAACTCGGGCCAATGGCCCTACCGGCACATGACCATCGACTATGAAGCCGCCGCGCGTGAGTTAGAACATGACTACACGTCCGTCGATTTCGATGGTGTTGAATACTTGATCCGTTACGTCTAACCTCAGGAGACTAAGACCATGCAAACATTACACATTGACGGCACCACCTACCGCGTCAAGTTCGATCGCGATCCGCTCGAATTAGCGAAAGCGGCCCGTAAACCCTATAAAACCAAAAAGCCTAAAGATATACGCAAATTTCCGGTGTATACGGCCGGCGTCACGTCGACGGCCGAGTATATAAAGCGGTTCGATTCGCTTAACTGCCTACAGTCCGTCAAATACCACGGCGCGAGCGCCGTCACGGCCGCTCAGTATGATCCGTCAATTCCACTATTCGAGGTGCTCAATGATGAATAACGCACGCGACGACGCGCGCGCTGTCGCTGGCGCAAAAAATCGGCCCTATCCGCATTATTTGGAGCGCGTAGAGCTATTGCTTGACGACGTGATGTTCCGGCTATGGGTAGACTTCGAGCCCGCTGATCGGGCCGTGGGCGTCAATGCCACCGCTTGGATTGTGCACGCCCACGTGGGCGACAGCCCGGCGGATATCGCGGACTATTTGAACGATGCGACGATTAGCCGCTTAGAAGCGGAAGCGGCCGATTATCTATCCGGCGGTGACTGATGGCCGCGCTCATAGGATTGTTTCTTGCGGCACTTTTCGCAATCCTGCTAGGATTGTGACGCCGGGCGCTCCCCCCGGCGATCAGTGCCACTTTTGGCCCGGCTATACGCCGGGCTTTTTTTTACTTGACCAAGCGCACGGCCAATGGCGCTGGAGTTTCTTCGACCATGCGGCGCAGCTCCGACTTGCTCGCGTTGACCATATCCGGCGCGCAGAATATATGCTTCTTGGTGCTAAATTCCCGCGACGCTAAGCGGCCCATATCGACCCAGCCCGCCTCGCGCAGCGCGTGTAAGAGCGCCTGCTGGTATATCTTGGCATTTCCTGAGTTACCCTGCAGGCGATCGCATAACGCGTGGAACGGCCCGCCGATCACGCCCGCTGAGAACTCACCCAGACGGCGCTCCATCATATCGACCAAGTAGGACTCGCCTGCGCTGCGGCCTTGCTCGACCATGATGATTTTGGCCTCGGTAAGCGGTGGGGTTGCGCCCGGATTGAATCGACGCACGTCACGCTTATACAGCCAGTCAGCGGCCACGGCCAGCCCGCCCGCCTTATACCAGTCCCAAATGGCCACGGCCTCGGCCTCGGTCATCCTAGGCGCCTCGGAGTACGTCACGAACCATCGGCGATCGTCACCGGCCAGCGAGAGCGGCACGCGCTCATTCGAAAACGCAAGCACGAAAATACGGTTCAATGCTTGGTACGGGTGCAAGCCCTTGCGGTTAATCGACAGAAACTCCGGCGGCGCTGCGATGATCGGCTTAAGATGGTTCTCGAGCGCGCGGCGATCCTTCGCCTCGGACTGGCGCAGCTCTTCGAAGACCATTACCTCACTTTCCAACGCATAGCCCCACTGCGACGTGATTTCCTCGTTGCGCACTATCTTGACATTCGCCAGTGCCGCGCCACCGATACCCCATAGAAACGGTTGCCACATGGTGTCTTTGCCCGAACCTGGAAAGCCAATATGCAGCACGGCGTGATTGATCTTCTGATTCGGGTGTTGCAGCTTATACGCCATCACGTCGAGTACATGCTCACGCTCGACCGGGTCAGGCATCATCCGCTCGACGTGCGCAAGCCACGGCGCTGCGTCCCCGGCCACGGGTGTCGGGCGCTGGTTGATCCAGCGGTTGCCGTACACTTGGCCCTCACGCGACACCAACACGCTCTCGCCTGCGGCGTAGGTCACTCCGGTGACGGCGAGCGCCCCTTTGGCCTGTCGGTTCTCGTCAAAGCATACAGACGCCTCAATTCGGCGCTTGCCCGATTTCGTCGGGTGGATCGAATAGCAGGTGACGTGTCGAAAGAGTGCATTAAAAGTACCGCGCGCAACCTCGCGCCGATCCTGTAAATCGAAGTACGCGTCATCCTCCTGAATGTACGCAAAGCGCTCATACCATGCCTCCTTCGTTGTCCGATCCAGTTGTTTGCGCTCGACCTCAGCGATCACCTCGGCGCCCTTATCAGGAAACGCTTCGGTCGGCTGCAGTTTGGCAAGCGTCTGATCCATGACAGCCGCTAGCAGCTCGTCACGCAAGCCTGGCGCGTGTTTCGGGCCGCCCTGCGCGGCCACCCAGTCAAGAAACGTGTGCGAGTCGAACTCGAGGCAGTGCGAGTGCAGGCAGCAGTAGGCACGCATAGCCGGGTTGTAGCGGCCCTCAGGGTTGCCATCGGTGTGCTCGCCACTGTTCGGGCAGATGACGCCTGCCCACCCTTGCGGGTTCGGGCGCGAAAGTAGCAGCCCCTGCCCTGAGAGCCACGCCATCACGTCGTCGGCGCCGTCATCCGACAATCGGATCGGGCGCAGTGTCAGCGAGTCGGCAGGTGCTGGCGTCACGCCTAGCCCTGCGCAGAGCTCGGCCAGCGTGTACTCGCGCTCGGGATGAAACTCGACCAAACGGGCCGCGAAGCGGTTCTTGTTCGGCTTTAAGTTGATCGAGCCGGGTAATCGGAAGTTGCGCACAGGGTTGCAGGCGCCTGGATCGGTGTAGCCAGCATCAGCCACCGCGCGGATCGCTGCGGCGTACTCGCCCTTCGTCGGCTGCTCGGAAAAGGTGTAGCCCCACTGGTACGAGCCCTCAGACGTCTCGATGATCCACGTCGGTGGCACGGTCGGGGTGTTGGGCGCTTTCTCAGGATCACCCACGTCATCTAAGACCATCACGAGCACGTACTCGCAATTGGCAGCGGACGCGCTCACATGGCCGTTATCGAAACGGTCGATGATGAATGACGCCGTGTTGCCGTAGATGGCCCAATCAGGCTTGATGTTGTGGCTTGGCAGGTACGCAGGCCACGTGCACTTGATGGCGCCGTCGGCGTGAAACTGCAGCTCGCCAGCTTTGAGTTGTGGCTTCTGGCGCACAATCAGCGCCGTTTCGCCTTCGGGCGCTAATTTCTGATAGTATTCAATAAAATCCATTGCAGTCCTTGTAGTGAAAGAGCCACCCCGCCAGGTGGCTTTTTTGTTAACCTTTGCCGTAGCGGTTCATGACTGCTACTTCGGCATTCAATGGCAGACCAGCCGCCCAATCAGGCGGCGTGCACATCACTTGTTGCAGGGTATTGGGTGCATCGGGATTGGCCGTCTCCAGAACGATCTCATCATGTACGTGCAGCACTACATCATCCAGCTGGCGTAAAGCATGCCGTAGCAGATCGTTGGCGACTGCTTGCGTAATATTCTCACAGGCAAGCCCACGCCACAAGCGAGCACGCGGCCATTCCTTCGCATCAGCTGCCGGTTTCCACGCCGCCTTCACATAAGTGATCTCATCACCCTCGAACTTAGCAAATGGATAGCACAGCACACGGCCCGATGGCAGCGCGTACCAGAGATGCTGCTTGTCGTACAGGTACGTCACCCGCCCCGCTGAAAACTCACGCCCAGGGTTGCGCAGAGCGCGTGTGTACGCCTCTTCGAGCTTGGCCCAGTAGCGCACAGCCCATGCGTTTGCCCGCCGCCAAGCGTCAACAATCCGGCGAGCATCCGACTCCGGCATGATGACGCCGTAGTTGCGGCCCATCGCCGCGAACGCACCGACCGAGCCACCGAAACCAAGCGAGAGAATCGCAACCTTGCCAATCTGGCGCTGCTCCTTGTCGACGCTATCCTCGGCCACGCGGTAGATACCGGCGGCCTCACGCTTATAGATGTCGCGGCCATCGCGGAAAACCTGCAGCACGTCATCGGCCTGCGGGTCAGCGGACGCCCACGCGGTCACCCGTGCTTCAACGGCAGACCAGTCAGCGACAACGAATTGTTTACCGGGCGCAGGGATCAGTGCGGGCCGGAGCATTCCCTTGAGAACATCAGTAACGCATTTTCCAAATCTTGGGGTGATGCTGTGGCCTCTGACCATAGCGTGCCTAACAGCCTCGGGGTCATCTGCGCACTTGCGCGCGAAATTGTGAAATTGCGCCCCGTAACTTGATGCGCGTCCAGTGGCAGAGCCTCCAGCGAAGACAAAAGCACCTCGTACTCGGTGATCGTCTTCATCTGCCAAGCTCGCAAGTTTGCTGAACTTCGCAACCGCACTCGCCCATAAGTCACTTGCGCATTGAATGACGTCCGCAACATGGGTCGGAATCTCATCGGGGTTTTCCTCTGCAAAAGCCAGTAGATTGGCGCGTACCGCCTTATCGATACTGTACTTCTTTTCGCCATCTTTGTAGACCTCCATCA